ATGAAAGACGCCAAGAATAAGGCAGCTCAACATGCTGGTATAGATTACAATGAATTTGGTAAGGCAGTGACAGACGCCGGGTTACCTGAACAAGTTACTGAAGCAGTAGTTGTTACTAAAGAGGTTGCATTTACATTTGGTAGATTTAATCCACCTACAATAGGTCACGAAAAACTTATTAAGAAAGTTGCTCAGGCAGCCAGAGATTATAAAGTATTTTTAAGTAGAAGTGAAGATACTAAAAAGAATCCATTATCTCCTAGTGATAAATTATCTTACATGAAAAAGATGTTTCCTACACACGCAAGAAACATAGAGATTAATAAATCAAATATGATATTAGATATTGCTACTACGTTATTTAAGAAAGGTTACAATGTTCTTAAAATGGTTGTAGGTAGTGATAGAGTAAGTGAGTTTAAAGGTATACTTACAAAATATAACGATGTACAAAGTAGACATGGTTACTATGATTTTAAAAAGATAGAAGTTATATCTGCCGGTGAAAGAGATCCGGATGCCGATGGTGCCTCTGGTATGAGTGCAAGTAAAATGAGAGCTGCAGCTGCCAAAGGAGACTTGAAAGATTTTGCAAAAGGTTTACCAAGAGGTGTAAACGCAGACGCATTAATGAAAGATGTTAGAAAAGGAATGAACATCAAAGAAGAAATTCAAAACAATAAACCAACAATGAGTTTGGTTGAATTTGAACAACAACAAATAAGAGACCTTTATTTAAGAGACATGATCTTCAACATTGGAGAACAAGTTACCTATGTCAAAGAAGATATGCAAGGTACAGTTAAAAGAAAAGGTACAAATTATATTGTCATAGAAGACAATCAAAACAATTTACACAAATGCTGGATATGGGATTGTATTCCTATCGCAAGTGACAAAGAGGTTGCAGTGAGAGAACATAACTTAAACGTAGACTATGGTTTTAAAGCCGTTTCAGAGGATACCTTTAAGGAACAGAAATACAAAAAGATATTTGGTGATTTAAAGAAAGAGATCCGTATGAAATTTGAGAAAGAATCGTATGAAATAGGCGCCGACTATGCCAATCATACTAAAGAAATGACACCTGGTGAGAAACCAGACGCTAAACCTATTGACGCCAAGCAAAGAGGTTACCCTACACAACCAGATTTAGATACAAAAATATCTGAAATAAATGTAAAAGAATGGGCTTCTTCAGGTGAAACAATAGATAAATATAAACAAAGATTTAAAGAGGAATGGAAAGTAAAGCTTGATCAGGCTGTGACAAAAATGATTAATGACTTATAGACCACCCAAACAAAGGAATAAAATGAGCAGCTATAGAAAAACAATGGGAGAGGCAATGCAGGAAGTAAATGCATTTAGCCAAGAACGACAAGATAAGAATTTATTAGAGAACGTTCTAATGGGTACTCTTAAAGATAATCAATTGGCCAACCTTAAAAAAGTATGGGCAAATAAATCTATGAAAGATGTAACACCGGGTCTTAAAGCTACAATAGCTAAAATGGACATGCCTACTAAAGTTGCAATCGCAGGTGCAGAAATTAATGTACTTAAAGATATAGTATTTAAAGAAGAAGACGCTTACGATAAAGACGATGAGAAACCAAAGACTAAACCTAAACCTAAAAAATTACAGGCGTCTTATGAAGAAGTAGAACTACAAGCAATACTAGACGAAAAATTTACAGTGCAAATTACCAAAAAAGATGGTTCAACAATGGAACTAGGAAGATATAATACTTCACATGAAGCACAAAGATATGTTGATATGTATGGTAAAGGTGCTAAGGTTGTTAAAGAAGAAAATTTCCACGAAGGCAAGATGAGCCAGATATATGCAATGGATCAAGATGGTGCAAGTGCTGAAGAAATTGCCAAAGCATTAAAAGTTTCAACAAAAACAGTTGAAGATATACTAGGTGAAGACAAAAAAGATTTAGATGAGTCTTTTTCTCCTGCTATGTTACAAAAATTAAAAACTGAATTTGGTCCTTTAAAAGGCAAAACAATTAACGCTGCTCAGGCAAGACAGTTGATGAATATTTTAGATAAATTAAATGATAAAGGTTTAGAAACTTTAAAAGGTGCAGGTATACCTTTTGTTTCATCTGGTGCAATGTCTAAACTTTCAGTAAGAAATATGAAATGGAAAGTAACTACAATGAATCCAATGAAAGAAGAATCTTATACAGTAAAATATGTAGACCCTTTAAACAAAAAGAATCTACGTATGAAACATGCTGATAAGAAAGACGCACAAGATATGATGGATAGATTGAAAAAAGATGGTGTTAAAGAGATAGAGATAGTATCAGAAACAGTATCTAAATTTTCAGATCAACAGATTAAACAAGCATATGGTATTGCAAATGACCCACGTTACAAAGGTGGTAACTATTCAGGTGCAGTTGAAGCTATTGAAAAACTTGCGAAAGGTTTATCACTAGACCCTGCTGTTCAAAATGTTTTAAAAAGAACTAACGAAGAAGTTAAAGAAGACAGCGATCCTTGTTGGGATAGCCATAAAATGGTTGGTATGAAATCTAAAGGTGGCAAACAAGTACCAAACTGTGTACCTAAAGAAGAAACACAAGATGGTGCTAAGAAATTAGTTGCTAAAATTATGAAAGAAAAATTTGGTGCAACAAAAGATTTAACAGAAGCAAGATGGGAAATAGAAGGTAAATTAAGTTACAAAGGAATAGGTAGCTATGATAACTTTCATATGGTCGTTGACGCTCCTAACAAAGACAAAGCCGAAGACAAGGCATATAGCGAGTTAGATAAAGCAAGAGCAACAAAAAAAATAGGACCAGGTGGTGGCGGTAGAGTTGAAGACGCTGAAGTTGAGTCAATAGAAAAAACTAACGATAAGTTATCAGCTCCTGAAACTTACCAAGGAGGAAATTAAACATGAAAAAAGATTATTTTAAAAGTAAACCAAATAGCCTAGAAGCTATGGCTAAAGATATGCAAATACATACTAACGAGTCCGATTACCAAGATAAATTCAAATCTGAATTAGGTAAGACAGGCAAATCAGGTATTGGTAGTATGACACCAAAAGAAAAAACTGCTTTCTTTACTAAAATAGATAAAATGCATACAGCAAAGAACGAAATTAAAGAAGACGTATCAGTTTGGGAACAAGCAGCTGACGACAAAGAGAAGTTAGCTAAAGAATCAAAGTATTTAAAAGTTGAAGACAAAGACAAAGCAATTCCACCAATAGATAAAGACAATAAACCTGGTGTTAAGATCGCTAAGATCAGAGCAATGAAAGACACAGGTAAAGGAAACGATATAGATAAGATTAAACTTGCTAAAGAAAAAGATACAGATTCAGCAGACGCACAAATAATTACTTTAAAAGGTCAGTTAGAACTTCTAAAACAAAAATTAGAAAACGAAAAAAACAAAGCAGTTAAACCAGTACCTAACAAAGATACAGGAGAAGTACCTCTATCAGTTGGTATTGCATACAAACATTTAAGAGATAAGATGAAAACTGAAACTGCTGATGTACCTAATAGAGGCAGTAAAGAGAAAGAGTCTCTTTCACTAGATACTCCAGTACAAAAAGATAAGGTTCTTCCGAAAGACAAGGGTAAAACTATGACGAAGCAACCACAAACAGACGTAGAACTTAATCCTAAACTTAACTTATCATTTTAATCTAGGTATAATCTTATTATGGATAAATCGCCTAGAATATATTGTGATATGGACGGTGTTCTTTGCGACTTTGTAAAGGGTATTGAGAAGTTACATAAGATAAAAATTTCCAACTGGTCATATGGCAGTAAGCAAGAAAAATGGTCTCTAGTAAAGAGTACACCTAAATTCTGGCACACATTACCATGGCACACAGGTGCAAGACAACTATGGTCTTACATAAAGAAACACGACACTCATATACTATCAGCATACGTAGAAGAAAGCTTTGATCCTAACTGTATACCAGGGAAAAGACATTGGGCAATGACAAATCTTGGTCTAGGACGTACCAAAATTAATCTAGTTAGAAGATCAGAGAAGCAACAGTACGCAAAATACAATGGCCAACCAGCCATTTTGATAGATGACTACAAGAAAAACACAGACCAATTCACTGCCAGAGGTGGCATAGGAATTGTACACACCTCAACATCAAATACTATCCGACAGCTTAAACAGCTAGGTTTCTAAATACAAAACTCTTATAAATACCAGTGTTATAACAACAAAGTTTAATTAATTAATTAAGGAGAAAACAATATGGCTTTATGGGGAAACGACATTAAACCCAAAAACCTAACAGAGGCTGAAAAAAAAGAAGTATACGCTACTTCTTCAGGCTGGGTTAGAGAAGCGGGTTCTATTCTTTCAGGTAATGATAACACGGCTGCTACACCAGAAGTTTTGGTTGCAGTAAACCAACTTGCTACACTTATGGGTACAGGTAATATCACTGAAATAGAATTTATTACGACAGCATTTGATAAATCTGCTGGCGCAACACTACAAGCAAGAGTAAGATTTAATGAAGACGTAACTGTAACAGGTACACCACAATTATCAGTAACAAATGGTAACCAAGGTACTGGAACAGGTAGAGGTCCTCACGTATTATCTTATGCTTCAGGATCAGATAGTAACGAATTGACATTTAGTTTAGTAATAGGAGCTGCTGACGCTGCTACTAATGCTGACGATGTATTAACAATCGGTACTAACGCAATGGCACTTAACGGTGGTACAGTAAAAGATAGAGGTACGGCAACGAACTCTACTATTACTAACGCTGCTGGTATAGGTACAGCTGCTGGTTCAATTACAGT